CTGTATCGTCGCCGTCCAGACGGCGGGTCGGATGCCGCCACAGATCACCCGATGTATTCCGTGCTGCATTCGTCGCCTGCGCCTGGCATTACCTCGTTCGAGTGGCGCGAGACGATGGGTTTGCATTTGGCCATGCAGAACCGGGCCTATTGCCTGATCAATCGATCCGCACCGTTTCGCGGGCAGTCGCGCATTGAGCTACATCCGCTGACACCACAGCAGGTGGTCGCCACCAGGCATCCGGATTGGTCGATCACATATGACGTGCATTTCGACAACGGGAATTATGGCAGGTACTCTGCCGACCAAATCCTGCACTTCAAGGGGCCGAGCTGGACGTCGATCGAAGGCCTGGACGGCATTCGCTTGGCGCGAGAAGCGATCGGCCTGGCGCTGGCCACCGAAGAACACGGCGCGCGGCAATTTTCCAATGGAGCGATTCTCGGCGGCATCCTTTCCACGGATTCGATTTTGTCTGCAGAGCAGTCTAAGCAACTGCGCGAGTCCTGGGAGGCCTCGCAGATCGGGCTTAAAAACGCATACCGTACTGCCGTGCTTTGGGGGGGGATGAAATGGACGCCAAGGGCGCAGCAGAACGATCAAGCGCAGTGGATTGAGGTGAGGAGATTCCAGGTAGCCGAGGTGTGCAGGTTTTTTCGCGTTTTGCCGATCATGATCGGCGAGGCAGCGAATACCGCGACGTATGCCAGTTCTGAGCAGATGTTTCTGGCTCATGTCGTGCATACCATGGGGCCGTGGTTTGCTCGCATCGAGCAGCGTCTCGATCTGCAATTGCTCACAGATTCAGAGCGTGCGGCCGGGTATTTCTGCAAATTCTCGGTGGCAGGACTATTGCGCGGCTCGCACAAGGACCGCTCAGAGTTTTACCGCACGCTCTACGGAATCGGCGCCCTTGCGCCCAACGAAATCCGGGCATACGAGGATCTCAATCCGTATGACGGTGGCGAAAAATATCGGGTCCCGTTGAACATGGAAGACCCCTCAAGTCCAGATCCGGAAAGCACAGATCCAGCAAGCACCGATTCAGAAAGTAATCCGAAATGAATACCATTCGATCCGTTTTCCCGCTGCGCGAAATCAAGTTCGACGCTCCTGCAGGCGGCGTAATCGCGCGCACCTTCAGCGGCTACGGGGCGGCGTTCAACAATATCGACGCATATGGCGACGTGATCATGCCAGGAGCGTTTTCTGAATTCCTGGCAGACGCCAAAAGCGGTAAAGCGCCGTGGCCGTCGATGCTCAGTCAGCACGGCGGAATGGCAATGACGTCTGAGGATATGACGCCTATTGGCGTCTGGCATGATCTGGCAGAGGACGGGTCCGGTCTGCGCGTCACTGGCCAGCTTGCAGATACACCACGCGGCAATGAGATTGACACGCTCATGCGCATGACTCCGCGCCCAGCGATTGACGGACTGAGCATCGGGTATATCCCCAAGCGCTACGAGCCGCGCAGCAAACCGGAAGATCCTCGGCGGCGCATCACACAAATCGATCTGATTGAAATTTCGCCGGTTACATTCCCGGCAAATCGCAATGCCCGCATCTCGTCAATCAAGAGCATTGCGGACATGGACAGCATTACCGAGTTGGAGGACCTCCTGCGAGACGCAGGCGGATTCAGCCGCATGGAAGCGAAAAGCATCATTGCCAGAATCAAGTGTTCAGATCTGCGCGACGCAGACCAGCAATTGCAGCGCATGCATGCCGCAGCTCAACGAATCATCACCAATTTCACTCAAGGAAAATGACAATGGAAATGAAAGACATGGCCGACTTGCTCGAAAAGCAAGCAAAAGCCTGGGAAGAATTTAAGGGCGCCAACGACGCGCGACTTGCCGAAATCGAGAAGAAGGGCCACGCCAGCGACGACAGTCTGGCGAAGCTGTCCGTCATCAATGCCGACATCGACCGTCTCGGCAAAATGGTGCAGGAAATCCAACTTGCCGGCCAGCGCACCGGCGGCGAGAGCAAGGACGGCGGCGCAAGCCAAGAGCATAAACAGGCCTTCGAAAAATTCCTGCGCACCGGCCAGGACCGCGAACTGAAGTCGATCGAACGCAAGGCCATGAATTCAACGTCTGACGTGGATGGCGGCGTGCTGATTTTGCCGGAAATCGAGCGCGAGATTGACCGCATCGCTATGGTCAATAGCGCTCTTTACCGCATTGCACGGGTCGTCAATACGTCGGCGCGCAGCTACAACAAGCGTGTGAAGACCGCTGGCATGGCCTGCTCCTGGCCAGGCGAGGGTGGCACTGCTGGTGAGACGACTGAGCCGAAGTACGCGAATATTGAAGTGGTCGCGTACCCTGCCGAAGTCGAACCGTGGGTATTCAACGAAACCCTGGAGGATGCCGACATCGACTTGGCCGGCGATCTTGCGCAAGAGGCCGGCATCGCTTTTGCTGAGGGCATCGGCGCCGCGGTCATCTCTGGCGCAGGCGTTGGCAAACCTCGCGGCATCACGGCATACAACACGGTGGCCAACTCCAGCTATGCGTTCGGCAGCGTCGGCTACATCGCCAGCGGCAAGTCGGGTGCTTTCGCATCGGTCGCCCCGGCTGACAAGCTGGTCGATCTGCAGCACTCGCTCAATGCGCAGTATCGCAACGGCGCGGTATGGGTGATGTCGGACAGCACCCTCGGAACGGCGCGGCAGATGAAGGACGGCTCTGGCAGCTATTACCTTTGGCAGCCGGACCCTGCCGGCGCTTTCGGCGGCCGGTTCTTGGGGTCCCCCGTCGAGGTCGATGACAACATGCCGGCCGTCGCGGCCAACAGCTTGAGCATCGCCTACGGGAATTTCCAACGGGGATACCTGATCGTCAATCGCACCGGCACGACGCTGATTCGCGACAACGTGACCGCCAAGGGCACGACCAAATTTAACTTTCGTCGCCGTATCGGTGGCGGAATCTACAATTTCGAGGCGATCAAGCTGATGAAGTTCGCCGCATCCTGAAATCGAAAGGACATTACACATGCATGATCTTCACAATTCATCCCGCGCGCTGCGGGTAATCGCGCCGGTTGCCGTTGGCACTACCGGCACCGGCCAAACCGGCAAAATTATCGACCGCCAGGGTTTTCGGGGCGTCGAATTTGTTTGCGCCTATGGCTCGATCACGGCTACCAACGCAGTTTTCACTGTAACCATCAAGGAAGGAGACGTGACCGGCACTTTGACCAGCGTTGCGGATGCGGACTTGCTTGGAACGGAACTGCTTGCCGGCGTCGCTGCTGCGGCTACCCGAACGTCAGGCACGTCGAAAAACGTTGTCAAGCGGGTCGGGTACCGTGGCAACAAGCGGTACGTCCAAGCAAACATCAAGAGCACCGTCACGGCCGGCACGTTGATCTCCTGCGAGGCTTTGCTGCACTCCCCGCAGGTCATGCCGACCGCTAACCCGTAATCCACCTGGCGCCGGGCAACCGTTCGGCGCCAATCTTGGCCATAGGACACGACAATCCCATGCACACAGATCAGCCGCGCGAGCAGACGGCATACGAGGCGATGGTTGACGCGTATCCGGTTCCAGCGCACGTCACAATTCTGGGCCTTGGGCCGTCGCTGGAGCAGTATGTCGACATCACCAAACGGCTCGGCGGTAAACACGCCTATTGCGACGAGGTGTGGGGCATCAACGCACTTGGCGGCGTTTTGCTGTGCGATCGCATTTTTCACATGGATGACGTTCGCATCCAGGAATTGCGCGCCGCAGCACAGCCTGACAGCAACATCGCGCGCATGCTCGAATGGATGAGACTGCATCCAGGACCGATTATCACCAGTCGCGAGCACCCGGACTATCCTGGCCTTGTCGCATTCCCCCTGCAGGATGTGCTCAACCATCTCGGGCAGGCGTATTTCAACAGCACCGCAGCATACGCGGTGGCATACGCAATTTTCATTGGCGTTAGTCATATCAGTATTTTCGGGTGCGATTACACGTACCCGAATTCTCACGACGCAGAAAAAGGGCGCGGCTGCCTTGAATTTTGGCTTGGTATTGCCTCGTCGCGAGGAATAAAACTTAGCCTGCCGAAAACATCCTCGCTGCTCGACGGAATCTATCCCATGCAAGATCGATTCTACGGCTACGACACGCTGGCAATCACGTTGCGTCCGCAGGAAAGCGGGAAGGTCGAGGTTGATCTACAGCCCATTGACACCCTGCCGACCGCAGAAGAGATCGAAGACAAATACGACCATTCGATTCATCCGAACGGCCTCGTATCCGGAAAAACCACCGTCTGACCAACCGCCATGCTCGAAAAACTCAGTCTAACCGTCCGCCGCGGCGCCAGCGAAGACATCCCGATCCGCGTCGAATCTGATGTCCTCGTCTATGTCGATATCACCGGCATTGCCGCAAGCGCCCCAATCAGCATCACCGCACCGGCGCATGGCCTGACTGATGGCTGGCGGGCTGCCGTGATGAATTCCGGCGTGCCTGAGATCGACACCAACTGGGATGACCCGCTCGATGATGCGCTCCGGCGAATCACCTGGATTGACGCCGACACGATCGAATTTAACGACGTCAACGGCATCAGCTTTACCCCCTACACCGCAGGCGGTCAGCTCGTCTATCGCGAACCGCTCGACCTCTCGCAGTTCGTTGAGGCGCGCATGAACGTCAAGGCAAGCGTCACCGGGCCTATTCTCGCCACGTACAAGCACACCACCGGCGAGCTGCTGATAGACATGGTGACCAAGGCCCTGCGCCTGACTCTCGACACCACGGATACATCCGCATTGACGGCCGGAAAGCGCGTATTCGACATCGAGATGGTCCGCGCGGATGGCTCAGTTTTCCCCATTTGCTCGGCAAAATCGGCATTGACCGTGCTGCCTGAAATCACTACATCGGCATAGGATAGCCCAATGGCTGCAGAATTTCCCACCACCCTACCATCGATCGCTCGGGTTTCGCCGACGGATTACATGAACGACGCCGGAAAGGAAGCGGATTTACTGCACAACAAGCTCGCCGATGAGGTAGAGGCTCTGGCAGCTGTAGTTGGCGTAACTGGTAGTGTTGTCCAAGGGACCGTGGAATCAAGGATTACAGATATCAATCGTTCTGCTTTGGTGGGCAAACAGGGTGCTGCGGCTCTTTGTTCGGCGATGACGTCAGCGTATCAATGCGCAGCAATTCAAGTGTTGGGAGATTCGACCGGAGACTCATCAACTGAGTGGCCGTCACTTTTAGCCGCGAAAATAGCAAATGACTACCCGGCGTGGACTGTGCGCGTCATGACGTTCTCAGACGCCACACAACAATATGGAGCGCCGACGGTTATTCAGACAGGAACCGCTGGAGATAGATACATGGACATGACGACAGGAACAAACGGTCGATCTCTGTCGACTGGTCAGTCCCCGCACATGTCTGGCGTGATTGATTTGCGAATGAAATTGCGCATGTCGTCGTGGGTGCCGGCTGCGCAGAATAACGTCTTCGGAAAATCTGGAAATCCGCCGAATCGCGGATGGTATGCTTTCATCAACACGGCCGGGTACCTGCAGATTGCCTATTCCACAGATGGCACGGCCCTTGCCTCAATTAATAGCACCGCTGCGACAGGATTTGCTCCAGACACCGATGGATGGGTGCGCTGGCTTTTCACGCCGGATGACGGCGCCGGAAATAGAGTTTTTAAGGCGTACAAAAGCACCGACGGAATCACGTGGACGCAAATAGGGTCAACCACAACTACAGCGGGCGCCGTGTCTATCCACAACAACACCGCCCGCATGGAATTAGGCTCAATTCAGTCCGCTTTAGCTCCTCAAGTTACCAGGATCTATGAGGTCCAATTGCGAAACGGACTCGACGGCCCGCTGGTCGCGCCGGCCATGCCTGATTTGTGGCCTCCTCGCGATGGAACATCGTGTTATTTCACCGGCGCACCAGTCCTGACCATAGTCAACGGGTCGATCGCAGGAGCGGGAATAACAGGTGGGGCAAATTACCTTTCCGACGCTACAAGGCTGCCGAAATTGACGCCGGACTATGGTCAGGTATTATGTTTCCTGTCGTGCTCGCACAATGATGGATATGAGTTTGGAAGGGAATATCGCGGCGTGTATACGCAGTGGGTTCAAGACGTTCAATCAGCACTGCCAGGAGTGCCGGTTTGTTTGTTGACACAAAATCCAGAACAAACCGGAGCCACATGGGATAGGGAACACGCTAATAGGCGTTTTGATATCCTTTCTGTAGCGCAGGCTCTAAATGTATCTGCTGTCGACACGTATCAAGCATTTTTGGACAATGTAAATTGGAGATCAGAATACATGACAGACGCTGTCCACCCAAACAGTGCTGGTCAGGCGATATGGAAAGAATACATATCAAAACTGTTCATTGAAACTTAAAAAATCACATGGCATTAACTTGGAAGCCTGTTGTAACGTGGCGAAACTTTTATTCATGGCGCGGTCTTTCGCCAGCACAGGAACTTTCAGCCATTCGCC